TTTTAAACTTATAGTAATTTTGTAACAAGTTATGGATGGAGCTCTTTTCAATTAGAATACAGCGCACTTTTCAATTAGTATCTACAATCCATATCCATCAAGTCAGTCATATTAATACCTCCGAGATAAAATGAAAGAGAGAACAAATCTCTGGCTACTGACAGATAATTACTGTCAACCTCAGCATTAAGTATCTTGGACAAAGACTCCAGCCTGATACTGACATCGCGTACAGGAGATTGCGGAATAGAATAATCTACAAAAGGATGTACATTATATGAAACCTTTCTCTTTTTTATCGCCCTGTTTATGATTGTCCGCGTATTTCTCATTACTATCCCCAATGTCGCCCGGCTCCAATTCTTTTTTTCAAGATACGCTGCATATTGCTCTATAAGTTCCGGGGTAATATCGACAAGTCGTACATCCCCACGCAGGAACTTCAAGAAATGAGCCTCACTTTCCCTCATCATATTAGCATAGTTGGTTTTACTGTTTTTAAACAGTTCCTCAATATATGCATCACACACAGACTTAAATGATTCCCCCTGTGTATCCACAGATTCCCTTAAGATGAAATCCTTCAACTGTGTACATGAATAGATACCTGGATTATCTATCTTGTCCAATCTTTCCTGATACTTATTGAGAAGATTACGCAATTTTGTATTTATCATTGCGGCATCCGGGCGTTTTACCACCTGTCCGTTCTTGAACTGGGAGAGATTATCTATGATAAACCGAGTGATAATGTAGCAAGTTTCCTGCTTATGGCAAACGGCCACTCTAATTTTATGTCTGCCATCTTTTAAAACTTTTGCTTTGAAAATTGTTAGTTTGAGAGTTGCCATACTGATTAAAATTAAAGGATAAGTTTTGGATAAGTTTTTGTGTCCATTGATGGGCAAAAATTCCTTTTTTTTAATCAATAAAATGAAGATTTTTATAATAAAAAAGGCTTTGAAAACAGCATCAAACCACTGATTATCAAAGCCTTTTTCTTTTGTCGGGGTAGCGGGATTCGAACCCACGACCCCCTGCTCCCAAAGCAGGTGCGCTAACCTTATTAATATCATCATTAAATAACTGGCATTAAATTGATTAGCTTATATCTACTTTTCGCTTAAATGAAGCGGTTTAACTCTTGGTTTAACTTGGAGGAAAAACAAGAAGTGTTTGACAATAATTTAATAATCTCTTTTGCAGAATAAACCTGCATTGCAAAAATAGCAATTATAAAATGAAGTTTCAAATATCCATATAGTTATTCAAAGTAAGCATAGTACTTTTTTGAATTGGGGTCTATAAAACTAACTTTCACTAAAAAAGGTACTATTATTAATTGAAACACATTATAGCTGTTATATACTGCTTATTCATGAAAATGCATAAATAAAGGCGGCAAAGATAATCAATGCCGCCTTTTATATCTTAATATCAAATTGGAATCATTTATTAATATTGCTACTATTCTTCCACGACTATATTAGTAAATTTGTTCCAACCATCGGCATGACGATATGCTGCATAGCTTCCTTTGGATATATGTAACACACAATTATCAAGAAGAACATCTCTAAACGCATCGTCATAAATGTCTCGATAACTGGGAGGAGTTGGAGCATAAATATAAATATCTTTTAATTGCTCACAACCACTAAAACAGCCATCATTCATAAATTTTAAACTTGCAGGTAAAATTACTTTTTCCAATTTCGTACAACCCATAAAAAGATTGTCAGATAATTCAGTAAATCCATTAGGCAATTCCACCTGCTGTATTCCTGTATCTGAGAATGCGTTGTGTTCTATTGTTACAAGACTTTTCGGTAAATCTATTTGAGATAGATTGGAGCATTGGGTAAACGCATTATTGCCAATAAAAGCCACATTTTTCATAGTGATAGATGATAAATTTTGGCACATTAAAAATGTAGCTTCTTCTATGCGTGTCACTTTAAAGGGAATGTTAATTGATTTTATAGCTGTTTGTGCGAACGCAAACATTCCTATTTTCTCTAATGTACTTGGCAAAGAAACGATTTGTAATCTTGTACATCCGTCAAAAACTTCCCAACCGATTTCTTTACAATTTTTGGGCAGTATGATTGATATTAATTTGGAGTCGAAATCACTTAGTGAGCTTTCTGAAAGAGTCCATGAAAAAGCTTTATTCATTAAACTTTTTACATCGGTATCAGCTAAATCCAAGTAAGACAGATTTCCTCGTTTACTTGTCATGTCATTCAAAACTATAAAATCATCATCATTTAAGCTACCAGTTAAAGTCAATTCATTTATTTGAAATAATTGCTCACTATTTATCAGATTTTCTAAAGTTCCAGCTACATCAAGGTGTATGGTTTTCTTAATCCAATTAGATTTTGGGGTCTGAATAATCTGAATAGTGTCTTGTTTCAAGATAGCAGGACTATCAATTATGATATGCCCTTTTCTTATTTCATTAGAATAGTTTTCTTCTATGTCAAAGTATAATCTATTCCCATTTGACCTAACATATTTTATCCAATAATATTCAGCCGGAACAATAGGAGTATAATAAACATTTGCATCTATGTCGATATGGACGGATGTCGTTTCGCCTACTATCTCATATAGTTTATTATGAATATGTACATAACCTCCACTCTCTTGAATGATTTTTATCGTTTCGCTAATATTACTTGCTTTATTTGAGATTATTATCTCGCAATTTCTCTGATTTGGAGTGTCATTTTTATCAGTTTTCAAATAAATAATATGCTGTTCCAATCCCTTTGTTATTGGTTTATCAATCACTTTTATCCAACTGCAATCAGTGGGCAGTGATATGTCATAGTTTATATTTGAACTTAATTCTATTCCAACAGTTTCTCCATTGGCAGATATTTTATATTCTTTCTTTCCTATAATAATAGCATCTTTCTGTACCTGCATTATTTTCAAAGTGTCTTTCACTGCACTGTTCTTATCGTAAAAGATAATCTCTGCTTCTCTGCTGTCATAAGTTTCATTTGGAGCAATGGTATAATAAAGGGTATGGCTTGACATTCCACGAGTCTTTGCTGCGGACTGCACCCAATCCACATCGGGCATTTTGACATCAAATGCAAAATTGCTTTTTAAATCAACAGCAATCGTTTCTCCTTTGTCACTCACTGAATACTCGCTTTTAGTGAGCAACAGAACACCTTCTCCGCTTTGGTACACATGGACTGTTTCAGAAAATTCACCACTTTTGATTATAATTTCTCCGGTTCGTTTATCATATTCTTCGCTTGGTGCAATATCAAACGAAAGATTATTACTGGTTAATCCACGTGTTTTAGCTGATTGGCTAATCCAATTTTTGGATGTTTCCGATATAATTACTTCATACTGGATATTGGCTTTTACTTCCACATTGATTTTATATAATCCGCAAAACGAAATGTTCGCCACTTTTCAAACGAAGCGATATTTCATACAAAACGAAACGTCCTCCAAAAAAATAATTTTCCAAAGTATTCAAGAGGCAGTAAAAAAACACTGGAAAATTTTGTTTCTCCCAGTGCTTTTTTCTTTAAATTCCGTTGGCTATGTCAGCTAAAATTCGTACCTTTATACAGTGTTAGAGTAGTGTTCGTACACCATTCAAACACTATTTGAAGACATTTGCATTAGGCTGCGATTGCCTGCTCTTCATCCGGTACCGTGTACAGCATCATGTCCGTGTACTTGGAGTTATAGTTTACACTTGCATTGAACTCCACCTTTCTGCATTCCCTGAACGGGTTGCCAAGAAACGGGTTCCGACCCATCCAGTCACACAGTTCCAGGATGGAAGACTTGTTTGAGGTGAAGTACACGAATGCATGTCCTTTCAACACGTTCAACACGTCCAAATAGTCAGCCAGGCGCCAATACATTTTGTAGGTTCCTACTTCAGTGGAAAGGTACGGCGGATCAACCAGGAACACCACACCCGGGACATCCTTGTAACGTTTGAACACTTCCTTGTAGTCTTCGCAGGTGACGGTAATTCCTTTCAGGTAATCTTCCGCTTCGGGATAATCAGTCCTCCGAATCCTATTGTAGATGGTCTCTTTCTTCATTTCTTTCAAACAAGTCACGTACTTCATGGCGAACAACAAAGATGCGGAAATCGTAATATAATCCACGTAGCCGTGCTCCTTCTCTTCCCTCTCAATACGAGCAAACATTTTATCGCGAACCTCCCCGGTTATACGTTGGTTTCTGGGTTCCCCTTCAGCTATCCGGCGCAAATCGGATAGCAGCACATTGGTGGCCGGGATATTCGCAAGCCGCTGGCGGTAGTTGTCGAAGTCATTATACACAACGACGGCATCAGGCCTGACACATTTGGTAATATGTGACAGCAGGCCAGAACCGCCAAACAGGTCCACAAACACGGTGCTGTCCGGGAACTGCCCCAGCACCTTGATAAACTCCTTCGCAAACATGCGTTTCTGCCCCACGAAAGGAAGCGGGGCGGACAAATACATCTTTCTCATTTCATTCTGCTTTAAAACGGCCGCAAAGGTCCCCAGAATAAACGAAAAACAGCGGGAAAAATGAACTGTTCCCGCTGCAAGGCATATACAGCAAATCACACGTTCAGCCCGAAGCGAACCGTCTCGTCACCGGCGATCAACGCACGTGTACCCGGGATATTATTCTCGTAGATATGTACATTGCCCAGGTAGAGGGTGATTGACTTCAGGGGAAGTTCTATCTGCCGGGCCATCAGGTACAGGTGGTAAATGTCGGAAGGCAGCCCGAGGTTCGCATCGCTGCTGCGCTGGTAGGCGGACAGAACCAGTTCACCACCATCCAGCTGGAACTGTACCAGACTCAGGCAGGGCGCCTGGTTGCTTTCCGCACCGGTCTCACCCAGGAAAAGCACGTAGTTCTTGCTGTTGCGTTTCTCCCGGTTGATTTTCGCTATCAACGGCGGCAGCTTCTCAAAATATGTGGGGTAACTGTTCACCAGGATGGAACCGCAATAATCCCACCAGTTGATGCCAGCCTCCCGGTACCTCTCCACGTTTCGTTCCCCCTGCATGAACAGCTGGAGCTCGCTGCGGAGTTTCTTGCGGGCGATATTATGCCCCTCGAATATGTCAAGCAAGTCCGCCGGTGTCAGCGACAGCTGCTCGTTCAGAAGGTATTGTATGTTTCCCTTCTTGTTGGTCTGTGTTTTTCCCGCGACAAGAATCTTGTCCAGGATACGGTAATACTTGTTCATAGCCATTTCCTCCTTCTAAAATTGAAACACCCTAAAGATAAGGGGAAACGGCACTCCCTACGGCATAAAACACCCCGTTCACACTGCAAACGTCTTGCAGTCACTCTGGAAGCGTTTTACCAGGGCATAAACCTTGCGCTCGCTCACCGAATACTTCTCGGACAGTACGGCCACAGCATACGAGACCTTCTCACCTTGGTCCAGCAGACGGGTATAGTCCGCGTACAGGTCGATATACCGGGCATCCTCCAAACGGATGCCGGCCGCCTGGAGCCTTTTCAACAGCTCCCGGTTAAAGTTTAGTATCTCAATCACTTTCATACAACAAAAAAATTATATCTTTGCATCGCCAATCATTTTTTAGACAACAAAAAAAACGTCA